TGCGAGGTATTGGAAGGGGATTACCCTAAATGGTTCATTTGGGTCGGTTGGCATCCACATTGTTTATGTAATGCGATCCCGATAATGATCCCGAGAGATCAGTTCAGGGCATTCCTCAGGGGAGAGGCGCCAATGGGCGCTCAGATGATTGATCAGATGCCGGAACAGTTTACAAAATGGGTCGAATTCAACAGGGGAAGGATCGAACGGGCAAAGTCTCCGCCATATTTCATCCTTGACAATTATAAGGACGGTCAGGTTGCAAACGGACTGATCAGGCCGGGAATACCAAAAACTGTCATCCCGCCACCGAAACCGAAAGTCGCTCAGACATTTGAACAGATTGCGCAACAGGCGCTCAATAATGCAACAACGGTCAATGAGTGTAATGATGCTGCACGGGTGCTGCTCGGAGCGGAAGAGTTCACACATAAGATAACACATCTTGAAACTGTCAAGGCCGTTTATACAAGGCTCTCACAACTAAGGGATCAATTCAAGTGGGGAGGAATAAAACCTTCGTATATTAAGTTTATCGGGAACGAGACCCGGGAGAATGTATGGGCGTCAGCTTCAGGCAATTCATTCAATATGAATCCGAAATATTTTAATAATCCAACAGAGTTCACTCTTGGGATAATAGATTCAGTACAGACATTATTTCATCCTGTTGGATGTCAATCAATAAAGAGCGTGGTGGATCACGAATTCGGCCATATCCTTACAAATGTAGCACTTTGGCTGACAGAAAGAAAGAGGATAGATACCGCCCCATATACAATGAAACAGTTTGGTGTGGCTCTGCGCTCTCTAAAGAGAAGTTATCATTTACAACTGAACAAGATACATAAAGAAATACTTGCAATAATTGAAAGCGAAAAACCTCTCATTAATGCGGGATGGGAGGAACATCCTGCTTGGGCGGTAAGGCCTTCGGGTAAATTGACTCATGCCATGAACAAATACAAAGTCAAGTATGGCTTGCCCGCATATTTCGAGACCGAGGTGGAACAGTCGGCACTCTCGGCAACGGCAAAGGCAAAAATTAAGGAACTATGCCGAGAATACGACAGGTTGAGAATGAGCCGATATGGAGAACGGAATATTGATGAGTTTGCTGCCGAAGGATTTACTTCGGCTATAAATAACCCGGGGGGAAATGAGTTTGCCACAAAAATAATGGGATTAATACAGACAATGCTAAAAGATTACAATGTATGACAACATTTAAGGAACCTGTTTGCTCTAAATGCAAGCATTACAACGTCATGGATTACACTAAATGGAGTTGCACGGCTTTTCCGAGGGGGATACCTGATAAGATATGGGAGCAAGGCACGCATAATGAACCCATTAAGGGACAAAGAAATAAAATTGTGTTCGAGCCGGATATTGATCCTGAATGAAATATCAGTAATAATTTGGATTATAAATAAAAAATGCAGTAACTTTGAAAATCATTTCGACTATGAAAGACAAAATTCTTCAGTATTTGAAAACCCAAATCGGCGCACACGCCGGGGGGATTCAAGAAACCTTCCTGATCGGGGTTGCAGAAAAGTTCAGCAAAACTATCACAGAAGAAGATAAAATACCGACAGAAATCACCTCAAGCGTTTTGGAGACCTTGAAATCAACGTATGATTTTATGCAATCAGAGGTCGGGAGAAGGACGACAGACGCACAAGCAACAGCATTAAAAAATTGGAGAGAGAAACACGGACTCGATGAGAATGGCAAGCCTGTTGAAAAACCGGGCAAGAAGCCAACCGAGAACGTTGGAGGCGATGACGTACCCCCATGGTTCAAAGATTACCAAAAACAGGTATCAGCAGAGACGGCAGAATTAAAGGGCAAAATTGCAACAATGGAGTCAGAGAAAACCCGGGAACAATTACTTGGCAAAGTGCATTCCGCACTGAAAGAGAAGGGGATTCCTGTTTCATTTTTAGGCAAGGTTGCTTCCCGGCATCTGAGTGTTGAATCAGAGGATAAGATAGAGCCGCTTATTGCGGAGATAGTGGGTGATTGGAATTCTTTCACTCAGGATGCCGCTAATAATGGGGTGAATGTGGTTATCCCCAAAAACTCTTCAGGAACTCCCCCGGACGGGGAGGCCAAAGGCAAAGAACTTGCCGCACGGAGAAACGCCGCAGCCACTGAAGGCGTCAAGGCTAAAAAACTTTAATTAAAAACTAAAAGAAAATGCAAATAGTTAAGAACGATCCATTTGGGGGAGGAGCAGTTGTATGGGAACTGATCCTTGAAGAAATCCCCGGGGGAGCGGGACTAAATGTTACACGCTTGGATTATACCAATACTCTCAAGAAGTACATTCCCGCCGGAACTCCGGTTTATTTCGACCCCGCCACCCGTATTGCTGAGGTTGTGAAAACAGCGCTCTGTATTGACGGAGGAGGCTCAACAACGCCAAGAGTACAAAAAACCCACCATTTCAAAGTTGGTGAGATACTGAATGACGGGACAACAGGTGCAACAATAACAGCAGTCAACACAACCTCTTCGGAGGATTATGACATCCTGACTGTAAACACCGCTGTCGTATATGCCGCAGGTACAAAGTTTTATCAGGGCGCTGCAACAGGCTCAGATACATCTAAATATCTGACACCCAACGGCCTTATCAAATCACCGACATACATAGGAGAAGGCAATGCCGATATTCCTGTTGTTGTGATCGGAACAGTTCGTGAGGCTGCTCTTACATACCCGCTCGCTGATGCACTCAAAATATCGCTCAGAGGCGGAACTTCGGGAACAGGTACAAGTTTAATAACCGTAAGATAACTAATCAGACATGAAAACACCGATTGTTGATGGGTTTACAGAAGCCGGATTGGTTTCTTACCTAAGAGAAAGACAATACAACGAACTTTATTGGCCGTTGTTCTTCCCGCTTGTCAACGTGAACACCCTTGACGGGAAAACCCTGATCGGCGAACAGGGATCAAGGATCGCCGCACACATCATTTCTTACGATGCAAAAGCACCGGAAGCAAGCCGCAAGACAATGAAAACCCAACACTTTGATATTCCCAAGATCGCCGTTTCCCGGAGAAAAACCGAGAAGGAGATTCTTGAGCATACCATCACCCGGGCGTACAGGGGCAATGACGCCGTGTTGGAGGACTATTATGCCGATGCTGACTATGTTTTTGATGCTGTCAATGCAAGGATGGAATGGATGGCACTTGTGGCACTCTCAACAGGGAAATTACAACTCACCGTTTCCAATAACCCATTGGGTATTGTGAACGAGACTGTGATTGACTTCGGATTGGAGACTGCAAACAAGAAAACTGTTTCTGTTATATGGAGCGAGATAAATGCCGCAACCATGAAGCCGATCACCGACTTTAAAAAGGTTGTGAAAGCCGCAAGGGACAAAGGAGTAAGGATAGGAAGGGTGCTCATGCACCCGGATGCTCTTGACCTGATAATTGGTTGCTCGGATTTTCAGGACGCCGCAAAATCAATGATAATCGGTCAGCAGAACGTCCTCGGGTATGTAGGCCTTGACACCGTGAACCTGATATTCCGTGCGCTCGGACTTCCTGAGATTTCGATAATCGAGACCTCAATCGGCATTGCCGGGAAGGACGGCGTTGCAACAGAAACAAACCCATGGAGTACAAGCCATGTTCTTTTTGTTCCTCAACCCGCCGTTGGAGGCTTCTTCAATGCGCCGATAGCTGAGGAAATTGAGAAACCGGAGAATGTTGTTCAGGCAAAAAGGAGCAACGTGCTTATTTCTGTTAAAAGGGATTTCGACCCTGTTAGCGTACTGACCAAAGGTGAAGCCAACTGCTTCCCGTCTTGGCCGACAGTTGACAGGTGTTTCAATCTCTATACGGCACACGCAAGCACTTGGGCATAACACTTTTTTGCTATGACAAATTCAGAGGCATTGCTCGCAAAGGTCGGGTATCCTCTCACTGACAATGCTATTAAACTTGCACTGGAAGGAAGAGAACTTGATCACGCTGATATTTATGCTGCCCTTCAGAATGTTCAGGCATTTGATCTCGCCTATGCTGACGCATTAGTGATGTTGATCACACAGCCGAACAGTATTTCAGAGGGAGGTTATTCCGTTAGCGCCGGGGATCGCAAGACCCTCGCAGAGATGGCTAACAAGATTTATCTCAAGTACGGAAAGGCTTCCCCGCTTGAAAATCCGAAACCAAAGGCAACATTTGTTCAGCGATGGTAACGCAATACCCACATACCATAGTGATTACGACTGTCACAGACCCTGTTCAGGACGAAAATACCGGACTGTTCAGCGAGGGAACGCCAACACAATATTCTTTCAAATGCCGTGCGGAACGTAACGGCGGAGCAGGGAGAATTATCGGGAGTGACGGAACGGAGATCATTTATTCACACTCCGTTTACCTTCCCCGGATGACAACTGTTATTCCTGTGGATTCGGGATTCATCCTGACCATGGGTAATGAAACGATCCGGGGAAAGGTGAAAGGAGGAAGTAACGGTCAATTAAACTCAAGGCTATGGGTCTGACACCGAAATTTAATGCCGAAGAGATTGAGGCAGAATTTAACCGCAAACTGATTGCCACTGATGAACAGATCATTTTGGCATTCAGCAGGGCAGGAGACGACTTCGTTACAGAAGCCACTTTGCAGCCGGGCGGGGAGGATGCGCATTCTCTCGGGTTCTATAAGGATCAGACAACAGCACTGAGAAAATCCATTGGCTATTATATTTTCAGGGATGGTGAATTGGTATTTTTCAAAGAGACAGCGATGCCACCTGAAGCAAAAGCGGAGGTACAGGCACTTGTGATCAAGAAAGGCTATCAGATAATAGGTATCGCCGGAATGGCATACGCCTCTTATGTTGAGGCTAAGGGTTACAATGTGATCTCCAATCAGGCCGAGATGGCAATAATGAACCTCAGGGAGTATATCAATGACCTTGCAGAATTTGTTAAAAAGGATTGAGATGGCAAACTTTGTGACAACGGATTATATTATAGGGATTGTTTATGGACTGCTTTCTTCAATTAATGTGAAGAAATACAGGATTACAAAACCCCCGCTTAAAGTGGGACAAATACCGGAGTCAGAATATATCGTCATCAATAGTCTGCCGATTCCCGCAGATGTCATGCAAAAAGTGTTTGTCAATGTAAATTATCATGTTTTAGATTTGGCCTCCGGTGTTCCCGACAGTGAGAAACTTTTAACCGGGTCGAATCGAATACTTGCCGTCCTTAAAAAGGTAACAGGGGCAAACTACATGATTGATTTTGAACAACAGGAAACCCACAGGGAAGAATCTTTGGGCGAAAGTTTCTCTAATTTACGATTCAGTTTCAAATACATTAATAATTAAATCATTATGGCTGTATATATTTATTCCGTCACAAAAATAGAGTACGGGACAACAACAGGACTGGCGACCCTCGGATCGCTAACTGCCTTACCTGATACTGTAAAAGGATCAATCGCAATCGAGGAGACCGAAGGCGCAAGTGTAAAATTCTATGTGGATCAGAAGAAAGAGCCGATCAAGGTTGTTAAGACCGAAGAAGGTGAAATGGCCGTTACTGCTCAGTTCTATGATATGACAGGAACAGCGCTTGCCGCATTCAAGGGAGGAACAGGTGCATCAGGAGCAGGGTTCACCCCGTCAACAGGTTACACGACTGTTGAGAAAGGGATCAAAATAACATTTGATTCAGGGCAGACAATGGAGATGTATAATGCCGCTTGTATGGCAAGATACACAGGAGGGGGAGGCCGTGACAAGATGCTTGCATGGGAACTGAAAATGATCCCACAGGTAACAACTGATGGCCTTGGAAGCTATAAGGTATTATAAAATGGAGGCTCACCATGAGCCTCCCTTTTACTTATGAAGGAAGCTGAAGCTGCAAACTTAATCCTCGGGGAAGCCGGGGAAGGCGACAAGTTTACCTTAAAATACGGACTCCTCAAATTCAGGCTCTCCATCCGTCCTTTGACGGCAAGGGGAGTTATCAGGGTAAGCCGGGAGGTGTGTCGTATTGATGGTGAGTTTGACATGGAAGCCACAATGTTCCCACAGATGACAACACAGGCTGAGGGAATAAGGTATGTTTGCCGCTCGATAGCGATAGCAACCGGGACAAGATTTGTCAGGATAGTCACAAGAGCCATTTCAGACTTGCCGCTCAAGGATATTTTCACTCTTTGGAACATTGTTGTTAAACAAAGTGATCCGAGTAGCTTTTTTTTTATTATAATTTCGGCCAAGGGTATGAATATGATGAAGAAGATAACGCCAAAACAGGAGAAGCAAGAGGAGGCGAAACAATCTTCGGACGTATCGCCCTGATGCGGACAAGGCTTCATTTGACAGACAAGGAACTGCTTGATAAATCATGGATTGCGCTTAGTCTTGAGATGCAAGATTTCCCGTGGTATGATTACAAGGCGAAGAAGGTCGTTGCTGATAAGCAGGAGACCGATATGTTTCTTGAAAAACTGAAAATGAAAAGTCATGGCCTCGATTAATTTTGACGCAAACCTCGATACCTCCAAACTTGACAAGAGCATAGAGGACAACAAGAAGAAACTCGCCGAATGGCTTGCTGCTGCACAGGAATTGGGTGGCGAATTTGATAAGATATTTGACAAATTAGGCGAGGCCAAGGAGATTAATTTCAAGACAAATAAAGATGGCGCCATAGATGAGATAAATGATCTCAATACAGCCATTAAAAATACCACGCCCACGGCAGAGATTAATGTTGAGGTTAAAAACCTTGATGCTGCCGCCCAGAGCGTCTCCGCTTATGTCGGGAAGGTAAGGGGCGAATTCCTGAAGATTGATCAAGCGTACTGGAAGAATAACGAGGCGTCCAAGGATGCAATCCAACAACAAATAACAAGCCTCGATGAATTGGCCGCCAAGGCCGCTGATCTCGAGAAGCAGATAGCCGGAGAGGGAGGCATACAACTCGATACCGAGAAGTTGGCCGCTGTAAAAGCGGAACTCACACAGACGAAAGAGCAGATGGTGGAACAGGCGAAGAGCCTTGTTAATGAATTTGATAAGATATTTGCCGATCCTAAATTGATAGATATTGGCGTCAATACCGAGACTGCTATTAATCAAATCAATACACTCAACACAGAACTGGAAGGAAGGATAGGGACGGCCAAGGTTGATGTAGAAGTTTCAGGAATGGAACAGGCGCAGGCCGTGATGAGAAGCTATTTGGAGAGTTTGGTCGCTGATTTTTCTCAAATTGACGAAGCGTACTGGCAGAATAATCAGTCAGCGGCAGCCTCGATAAATGCACAGAAAGAACTCGTTGAAGGCTTGATCAAGCAGGTAGAGGAATATGAGGCCGCCCTCAACCAAGCAAATCAGCCGGGCGGTCTTGAAATGAGCGCCGCACAGGTGAAGGATACAGAGGATGCGCTTGCATTCACAAAAGGACGATTAGCAAAAGAATCTGACCGGCTCACCGTCTCCATGGAGAAAGAGGTGGCTAAATTCGGTCAGGCAGGGAAAGCCGGCGAGAAATTAGACCTATCTTTAAAATCAGTAGGGGCGGGACTCCTGAAAATGGTATCTTGGACAGCCGCAGCAGGTGTGGCGATGAAGATATTTCAGGGAGCGATTGCCTCGGGCGGAAATGCCGCAGATGCGCTTAAAGCTAATATTGAAGGCCTTCAGGGAGCGCTCGGTCAGTTTTTTACACAGGTACGACAGGGTGATTTTAACTCCCTGATAGAAAACATGATTAAGGCGGCGAAGGCGGCGAAAGAATTTGCAGAAGCACAGGAGTATTACAATAAGTCAGTAGCGGCAGGGGAGATATTAAACACCGAGGATGCTGCTGCACTCAATAAACTTGAGGCAATATACCGGAATTCAAACTCCGGTTTTGAAGCAAGGAACGAAGCACTTCAGAAATGGAAGAAAATCAAAATAGATTCAGCCAAGCAGGATGTTGAAAATGCAGAGCAATTAATTACCGCATTTGAGACAAAGATAAAGTCAATGCCCGGACTCTCTTGGGTCAAGCCTGAGGATTTAAGGCTCATGGAGACAATCTATTATGAGAGTGGCAACCTTATGAAGCTGTATGATGAATTAATGAATCAGACAAAAGGGATGTCAGTCGCTAATTTTCTCGATGAAGATTCAAAGAAATGGAGCCGCTATACAAAAGAGGTACAGGAGCAGAGAGCAAAACTGACGTTATTGGCATCAAGCAAGGGTATTTCCATAAAAGACCTGATTGCCGTTGACGCCCTTGAAAACGAACTCAGCAAAAAAAGTATAACAGGACTTGGCGATGCCTATGAGATGCTTGGACAGAAAAAGGCCAAAATCCCGGGGGTCAATGCCGAGATTGCCCGCACGGAACAGATGGTTCAGAATAGTTATGTTGGCGAGATTGGATCAATCGGGAAGCTGTCAGAGCATATCTCCAAACTCGAAAAAATAAAGAAAGAGTCAGCAAACCCTGAGTTGGCATCTCAGTATCAGGGTATCATTGAAGCGCATAAGGTTGAACTTGAAATTCTCGAATCAAAATACTCAGGAGCAAGGACAAAGGCTCAGGAGATTGTTGCTCAGAATGAGATCGCAAGGAAGGAACTCAAGCAGGGGGTTGACATCCGCAAGGCTGCAATGGAGAAGGAACTCGCCACAATCAAGGATGAATATGACAAGCAGAGAAACCTTATTGCCACACAGGTCAACGAGCCGCTGAGGAAAGCACTCGAAGAGAAATATCAGATAGATACCGCAAGAGTCAAACAGAAGTACCGGGATGAGGATATAAAACGTCAGGCGGAGTTTGATAAGGAGATGGCGAGACAGCGGGAGGATGACGAACTTGAGATACAGGGGAAACTCATTGAGATACAGAAAGAGGGCGCTGTTAAACAACGGGCGCAAGCACTTCTTGATTATCGCAAATCAATTTCTGAACTCAACCGCAAGCGGGAGGACACCATTGAGGCACAAAATAAACAGTCAGGCGGCCTGATAGAGACAACGCAGGGACTCAAACCCACGGCTGAGTATAAGGATTATCTTGTAGGACGGGCGGCGGAAGTGGATGCCAAGCAACGGGAGGCTATTGAGAAAAAATTACAGGCAAACCTTGTGCAGATACGGAAGAACACCGCCGAACAACTGGAAAGGATTGACGATGAGATGACAGCGGCGTTCCGCAGCACATATCAAAAGAACATAGAGTCAATTAAGGAGAAATACAAGAAGCTGTATGATGAGTTGAGGGCAGCCGCAGCACCGGCATGGATGTTCCTTCAGCTTGTCAATGCCCAAATGGATGAACTCACAAATGCCGACAAGGATAACGCAACGGAGCGACAGGCGATAATGAATGAGGCCACAGCCATATTTCTCAACAACACAGAGCAGGAAGTTCAGGCAATCAACAGTAAATATGACAATTACAAGAATCAACTGATTGAGACAGATGCCACTGCCGAGGAACTGGAGGAGAATGAACGTGCGAGACGAAAAGAGATTAAAAACGCCACATCACTGCTCACCCCGGCGATTATGAGTGCCGCTGATGCCGCTCAATACCTTGCCGGTTTATTCGCTCAATCAAACGAGGAACTTGCGGGAATGCTCTCCGCATTGGGTAATTTAGGAACACAGATCAATGATTGGATACAGAAAGGGTATTTTGACCTGATGGATGGAAAGAAAATGTCCAAAGGGGAGGCATTTTCAAATATTGTCGGAGGGGCAACTGAATTGGCAGGAATATTTATCCGTCAGGCGGAAGAGAACAAAAAGAAGGTCAAAGAATATTACCTGTACGTCAAACAGCAACAGCAGGAATATAACTTCCTGCTATATGAGCAAATACGCATTCAATCAGAGGAGGGCGGCAGTGTATTCATAAACGACTATATTGGAAGGATCACCGATGGCGTCAAGGCTTATGACTTCGCTATGACGAACTATCGTAAGAGCCTCGAGTTACTTGGAGATGCACAGGCTAAGGCAGGATTTAAGGGCGCTGTGTCGGGCAAAAACGTCTTGGAAGGGGCGGGAGCGGGAGCGGCACTCGGAGCGGGAGTCGGCACAATGATCATGCCGGGGATTGGCACACTGATCGGGGCGGGAGTCGGAGCGATTGGAGGAGCGATTGCAGGACTGTTCGCTAAGAAGAAGAAAGATATTTTCAAGCCTATACTTGAGGTCTATCCTGACCTTATCAAGGCTAATGGGGATTTTAATGCCTCTTTGGCTCAGACACTTATAGATCAAAACTTGTTAAAAGAGGGGTCAGAAGCGATCCTCCAGAATATTATTGATTGGCAGAAAGCCGCTGATGAGGCACAAAAGCAGATCGAAGGCGTCATTTCTGATCTTGCCGGATCAATCGGGTCAGACCTGAGCAATGCGCTTGTTGATGCCTTCACCAATGGCACTGATTCAGCCGTGGCGTTCGGGAAGGTAGTTGACAATATCCTGAGCAATATTATGGCTCAACTTGTATTCAATGCTGTTTTTGGTGCGGGACTTGCGAAACTCGAACAGGCGATGAAGGACAGCTATGATCCCAAGAGCAAAGATTTTGATCAGAGTTGGATGGACGATTTCACTGAGTGGGCAAAGGGCGCAAAAGAAAGCATACCGCTCTATAATGATACAATGCGAGCCATTCAGACAGAGGCCGCAACACAAGGCGTCAACCTATGGAAGCCTGAGTCATCAGGAGGGGGAGGACTTTCAGGTGTCATACAAAGGCAGATAACGGAAGAGACAGGGACGGAACTTGCGGGACTGATGCGAATGATAGCGGAGGACGTCAGATCGAACCGGGATGTTAATCTGCTCAATGCTGACTATCTTTTCACGGTGTCACAGAACACATACCTGACGGTTGCTGAATTACAGGCTGTCAGGGGAGCAATCTTGGGTATCGCCCCGGGAGAGAAAGTAACACCTGTTCAGATAATACCCGCAGAACAATCAGCGCTGCCGCCACAGACGGTAAATCCTAATCTGCCTGTTGCAAATCTTGATGACCTGACTGTGATATTCAGGGCGATTAAGGATACAGAGAAACTTTCTGCTGATTACAACAAGGCCGCCGTGGATCACCTTGTTATGATTGAGGCACATACATACAACACCGTGGAAGAACTGAAACTTGCGGTTACTGAACTGAAGGTTATTTCGAGGAACACACAAAAAGAATATTCGGGAGCGCTTGTTGGATAATTTACTAATTTATTAAAAAGAATAAAAACATAGCATAGTGGCTCATTCTTTCAATAATATTGACCTTACGACTTACGGGATTGAGGCATCAAAAATCTCAGGGAGTAATATAACTATCAAAGGAGGGTTTGACCTCCCGGCACGGTTAGGGAAAACAGGCTATCGTTGGGACGATGAACATGGCGTTGAGGCCTATGTTGAAGCTGATGAGATATTCTTCGGGGGGAGGGATATTGAGTTCCATGGGGTTCTTACAGGCACAAAAGCAGAAATATTCAGCGGGATCAGTGCATTCAATACAGCCGCCAATGCTGTCTCCGGGACGAATGTATTTGCAACACCATACGGAAACTTCAATGTTTACGTCAAGAAGGTTGATCCAAAGATGTACGCAATAGGCGCTGAGGTCAGGGTGATATTCAGGGAGCCTGCACCGAGTCTGACGGGTGGCTCGATTCCTTCAACAGCATTGGGGGCGTATCAGATTGACGGGATACCCTTTGCAAGTTTCGGACTCTATTGCGCTCCGGTGGAGAGTATCAATGAACTTCCCGGGATGAAAGAGATGTATTTCACAAAAATCGAGGCAGAGGGATGGAGGAACGCATTCAGAAAAGAGATGGAATTCGATCTTGAGGCCGTGATCATCGGGACAACGCTTGTGAACTTCCAAGCGAAAGTAAAGAACCTATATGCAATCTTCATGTCTCCGGGGATCAGGACAATCAACCTGAACAATGAAATATCTGTTTTAGGCTATGCGGCTGATGGATTCAGCATCTCAAATATTTACCGAGGTAATATAGGATGGACGCTCGGGGGAGTTGCACTGGATACTATGATAGGAAAGTTCAAATGTAGGATAACACGGACAGAATGAATACTCTGACAATATACAGGTCAGCCGCTCCGATTGCGGTTGTGAACATTGATGAAAAAACAGTGTTCAAACGCAAACTAATGGGAGAACACCGCATAACATCGGTTTTTATTTGGCCGTCAGTACTTGGCCTGACTATCGGTGATTATGTCACGCATGACCTTGAGAATTATTATATCAACAGGCTCCCGGGAGTCAAGAAGATAAACAATACCGCTTATGAGTACACCATTGACTTTGAGGCTGTTGGATACGACCTATGTAAGAAGTTGTTTATAAGCATTGATGGACTCGCCGAGTTCGGGCAGACAGGAAATGCCGCTAACTTCATTGGCCGGATAGTGGCAAACATGAACACGAATGATTCAGGATGGACGAGTGGAACCGTGGATTCAACAGATGAGAAAACAATAGTCTTTTCAAATCAGTTCTGTGATCAGGTTCTTATGAAGGTAGCAGAGACGTTCAAACTTGAATTTCGTATCACAGGGAAGTCAATCTCTATGGTGAAATCGGTTGGGAGTAATACTGCATACAGTTTCACTTATGGGAAAGGCCTTGGTCTGTATAACCTGACAAGGCAGCAGGTCAATGATATGAATATTGTCACGAAAGTTTATGGGTTCGGCTCAATGCAGAATATCCCTTATACCTACCGCAGCAGGGCAAAAAGGCTGATATTTGGCACGGATCGGGGATACACATCTCCGCCCGTGGGTTACGGCGGAGGAGATCGTTTTCTGACAAAAAACACCGAATTATATGGGATAATAGAAGGACAATACACAAACGATGATATATTCCCTAACAGGACATCAACTGTCACCAATGTCAGTATGAGTTTCCCGGGAGGCGTCTATAATCCGACAAGCAGCTATATTGAAGATTCAACCCTCAATTTTGATCTTAATTCTTACAGGGTTGATGGGGCGGAATGGACGGTGGTATTCAAATCCGGGTATCTCTCAGGGAAAGAGTATATCATCTCCCGTTATGAGAACGCAACTAAAAGGATTTACCTGAACGCCAATTCCGAGGAAGATGGTTATACAACACCGAATGTCGGGGTCACAGGACAACCTGCTATCAGCGACCAATATACTATCGTGAACATATCACTTCCACAGGAATATATTGATGACGCAGAAGAGGCCTTGCTTGATGCAACAAAACAATGGTTGGATGAGAATTCAATACCTCAGGTAGTTTACACGGTTGAGATTGATCCCAAGTTTGCTAAAACAGAGGCGATCCATCTTGCCGCAGGAGATAGGGTGACGATTGTGGACGCCGCTCTCGGTGTCAATAGCCTTATAAGAATTTCCGCTATTGAATACCCGTTGAGCAACCTGTATGAGATAAGGGCGACTATCGCAGATTCAGTTCCTTATAC